GAACATTGAAAAACGCAATCAAAACTTGCGCGATGATATTTTACAAATGAACAACTTGAATCCAAGTTACACACGCCAAGCACAAGGCAGCGGCACTGGCGGCGGCAGCTACGAAGAATAGGCAATCAACAGTCTTGCGTTTGCCAGACTGTTCGTCTATAATGGAGTACTATGACAAATCTTTTTAAGAAGGCTGCGGTCTTCACTGACATTCATTTTGGCTTGAAGTCAAACAGCACAACTCACAACGAGGACTGTTTGGCTTTTGTAAAGTGGGCCACAGACAAAGCCAAAGAAGCTGGCTGTGAAACTTGTATTATGATGGGCGACTGGCATAATAATCGAGCCGCTATTAACATCTTGACCTTGAACTACTCTGTTCGGGCACTGGAGCACATGAGTGAGAATTTTGATACTGTATATTTTATTCCTGGCAATCATGATTTGTATTACCGTGACAAGCGTGATATTCAATCCGCTTCTTGGGCAAAGCATATACCCAATGTCACGATTGTCAATGACTGGTTTAGTCAAGGAGACGTAACTATTGCTCCTTGGCTTGTGGGCGATGATCACAAAAAACTACTAAAGAAAAAAGGCAAGTACTGTTTCGGGCATTTTGAACTGCCTGGATACTACATGAATGCCATGGTGCAGATGCCAGACACAGGCGAAGCTCGCAGAGAAGACTTTGTGGGCTTTGAGCATGTGTTCTCTGGGCATTTCCACAAGCGCCAATCAGCAAACAACATCACCTATATTGGCAATGCCTTTCCGCACAACTATGCAGACGACGGAGATGAAGAACGTGGCATGATGATTTTAGAATGGGGCAAAGAGCCCGAGTATCATGCATGGCCGGATCAACCCACATATCGTGTGCTGAGTTTATCAAGCATTGTAGATCATGCAGACAAGATACTAAAACCCAAGATGCATGCTCGCATCAACATTGACATTGACTTGAGCTACGAAGAAGCCAACTTTATTCGTGAAACATTCTTGGACACATACAAACTGCGCGAATTAAGTCTGTTGCCCAAGAAAGAAGTTATTGTGGGTGATGTACAAACTGGCGAGATCAAGTTTGAATCAATTGACACAATCGTGCAAAATCAAATCAATGCAATATCTAGCGAACACTACGACCGTAATCTTTTGCTAGACATCTATAGGAACTGTTAATGAGTTTTGTAATCAAAGACCTTACGGTCAAAAACTTTATGAGTGTGGGCAACTCCACTCAGGCTATCAAGTTCAATCGCAATGACCTTACCTTGGTGCTGGGGCAAAATCTAGACCTAGGCGGAGATGACACAGGCGCACGTAACGGCACAGGCAAGACCACAATTATCAACGCACTAAGTTTTGCACTGTATGGACAAGCACTGACCAACATCCGCAAAGAAAACTTGATCAACAAAACCAATGGCAAAGCCATGTTGGTCACAATTGAGTTTGAAACCAATGGCGTGAGCTACAAAATTGAACGTGGTCGCAAGCCCAACATTGTGAAGTTTTATATTGGCGGAGAAGAACAAGAAGTAACAGACGAGTCGCAAGGCGACAGTCGCGAAACACAAGGAGCCATTGAGCGCATGCTAGGCATGAGTCATGACATGTTTCGAAACATTGTTGCACTCAACACCTACACAGAACCATTCCTTAGTTTGAAAGCCGCAGAACAACGCACAATGATTGAGCAGTTGTTGGGTGTTACACAACTTTCAGAAAAAGCAGAAAATCTCAAAGAACAGCTCAAAGCCAGCAAAGACGGCATTGTCAAAGAAGAATTCCGTATCAAAGCAGTGCAGGATGCCAACGAGCGACTGAAAGAACAAGTGTCTAATCTCATACGCAGACAAGGCATGTGGCAAAAGAAAAAAGACGAAGACTTGGGCAAGTTACAATCAGCCTACGATGAACTAGCCAAGATTGATATTGAAGCAGAACTGCTGATGCATCAGGATCTAACACGGCATTCACAACTGCTTAAAGATCGTGCTGACATACAAAAACTTGTTGCTCGTTGTGAACTAGACGAAGCAAAAGAAACCAAGGTAGTAGACAAGCTCAAGGCAGAAATTGCACAGTTAGAAGATCACAAGTGCTACGCTTGTGGACAAGAAATGCATGACGAAAAACACGAACAGGTGTTGGCAGACAAACGCAAGAGTCTACAAGAAGCCGCACTGCAAGCCTTGGCAACAAACGGTCAATGGATTGAGCTCACAGGCGCACTAAAAGAACTGGGCGAGCCTGGGCTTGCGCCACGTACCTACTACGACAAAGAGTCTGATGCGTTTGAGCATCGTGCAAGTTTGGGTAATATCCTAAGTCAGTTGGTGGCCAAAGATGCAGAAGCTGATCCGTATGTGGAACAAATTGCAGAAATGCAAACACAAGCAGAAGAAGATATTGACTATGATGAAATGAACAGACTGGTTAGTCTGCGTGATCATCAAGACTTCTTGCTTAAATTATTAACGTCAAAAGACTCGTTTGTGCGCAAACGTATCATTGATCAGAATCTAGCCTACTTGAATCAACGACTCAGCTACTATCTTGACAAGATTGGCTTGCCGCACACTGTGGTTTTTCAAAATGATCTTACGGTAAATATTAGTGAGCTGGGTCGAGAACTAGATTTTGACAATCTAAGTCGTGGCGAACGTAACAGACTTATCTTGAGTCTAAGTTGGTCATTCCGCGATGTGTGGGAAAGTTTATACCAGCCTATCAACTTGTTGTTTATTGACGAAGTAATTGATTCAGGTATGGACTCTAGCGGTGTTGAATCAGCACTGGGTATTCTTAAAAAGATGAGTCGAGAACGTAACAAGAGTATTTGGCTTGTGAGTCACAAGGATGAATTAAGTAGTCGTGTAAACAACATACTGACCGTGGTAAAAGAAAATGGATTCACTTCCTACAACACCGATGTTGACGCAGTTTAACTATGACAACATCCGAGTACTACACATCGAGCCCACTACCACTTGCAATGCGGCTTGCCCTCAGTGTGCCCGAATGAACCCTGAGCAGTATGTTCACGAACAGCATGCTAGCGAACTGCGACTCAATCAAGTACAGCAACTAGTACCAGACCAGCTGATACGTCAGCTTGACAAAATGTTCATGTGCGGTAACTTTGGTGATCCTGCGGCAGCAAAAGACACACTACAGATATATCAATACTTTCGTGCAGTCAATTCCAAGATTGTGCTGGGTATGAACACCAACGGTGGCCTGCGCACCAAGTACTGGTGGCAAGAGCTGGCCAACAACATGAAGAACGAACTGGACTATGTGGTGTTCAGCATTGACGGCCTAGAGGATACCAACCACATCTATCGTGCTGAAGTGCAGTGGGACATAGTAATGGCCAATGCAGAAGCATACATTGCCGCAGGCGGTACTGCACACTGGGACATGCTGATATATGAACACAATCAACATCAAGTTGACGCTTGTCGTGAGCTGGCACGTGCCATGGGCTTTACTCGTTTTCGTACCAAAGTAAGTTCACGATTCCAAGAGCGTCCTATAGAGTGGTTGCGTCCACCACAGGGCTACACAGAATCCTCAGCAGGCAACACTATCAGTTGCCATGCACTGAAAGAACAAAGCATCTACATCACAGCAACAGGCGCAGTGCTACCATGTTGCTTTTTTGGCAGTAACATCTTTAGCACTCACATGCCCTGGAATAATCCTGTGCTACGAGAACAAATAGAATCATTCAACAGTATTGTTACGGAACCAGACGCTGTGTGCAAGCGACACTGCTCTGTTGCTCAAGATAAAACTGCATTTCAACAACAATGGAAGTCTGAGGAGGCTTTGTGTTAGCAACATGGCACTGGCATATTGAGATATCGAGCAAGTGTACTCTACGCTGTCCACGATGCAGTAGGCAGGAAGTACCAGATGGGTTGGTCAACACAGAGCTAGACCTAGCATTCTTTCAACGAAACTTTACTCCTGACTTTATTAGAGACAATGTACGCAAGATCACATTTTGCGGCGATGACGGCGATCCAATCTATGCACATGATCTAGTGGCAGTGATTGAATACATCAAAAGCGTGTACCCTGTACAGATTGTTATCATCACCAATGGCAGCTATCGCAATGTATTGTGGTGGCAGGGTCTAGGAAGGTTCCTAGGGGCGCAAGATCAAGTGCATTTCAGCATTGACGGTTATGATAACGACAGTAACAACATCTACAGGGTCAATTCTGACTGGGATAGTATCATGCGCGGTATACATGCATTGCGAAGCACAAGTCCTGTGAACATTACCTGGGCCGCGATTGCATTTGAATTCAATCAAGACCATGTTGATGTCATGCGTGAGCAGGCACGTGCGCTTGAAATGGATCAGTTTCAACTTACCCGCAGTACTAAATTTGCCAAGGTGTATCCAATATACGGACCCAGTGATACGCTACAACCTAGAGATCAATACATTAGCTCTAGTATGAGATTTGAAAGAGACATAGATAACCTAAGTGGACGTGTGATTAGAGAAACATCATTTGCAAAACAACACTATGCACAAGCACGTGCCAACTACACCGGAGACATACTGCCTCTGTGTGCTGTGGGCAACAAAGGATTGTTTATCAACAGCCAAGGTGACTTTTTTCCCTGCTGTTGGGTAGCCAATCGCTATGGACACAACAGCGAGTGGTTAGATAGAGGTCGTGCTTACAGTCTTAAAGATAGTACACTAGAGGCTGTGCTAGCTGACAACTTTTGGAAAAACGAATTTCAACAGTTCAAGTGGCTGGAGTGTACAACCAAATGCAATCAGAAATTTGTAGACGAAAACTATGCAACCTCGTGGTAACAAAATAACTTTTGAATTCAAGTTCAAGCCACGGCCAGGCAAGACTTGGCCTAAGATTTTCATTCTTGTGAACAACTATCAAATTGATACATTTGAGATTACCAGCAAGGACCCTAGTGCCAGTGTTACTGTGGACTTTATCCGAGCCCCCAACAACATCAGCATTGGTTACTATAACAAATACGAATCAGAAACTGTGGTAGAAGACGGCAAGATTGTACGTGATCAAAGTTTGGAATTACTCAGCGTGTATGCCGACGATATTTTACTGGAGCCTTGGTTCTGGACTGATCACTACTACTATCCCAGTTACTTTCAAGGATACCTAAGAAGCAATCCAGACGCACCTGCAACACAACGCAGTCAGCTGGTATGGCATTTTCCTGGCAGGTACATGATAATGAACTTGCCCAACAGTCGAGACTTTTGGGCATGGTATCAAAAAGAACGCACAGAGCGTGTGCTCAGTACCTTGGTTGATCCTACAGGACAAATACGAGACAATCATCGAGCTGTGAGCGAAGAAGATCATCAGCTGATTAGTGAAATAAAAAAATGTATAAACGTGTAGCCATTGTAACTTTCCCAAGCCAAGAGCTTGAAAGACCCCCTGCCGCACCTGCTGTGCTAGGCGGAATATGTCGTCACATGGGAATTGATTATAATGTGTTTGATATTAATCTACAACTGGCAAAGCGACTGACAGCAGAAGAATTTGCAGAAGCCAGTGACTACTGGCGCACTGCACATGACAGGCCGCTGCCTCAACGAGTGTTTGAAGAGTTTGATCTCACAATAGACACTATCATTGCCAGTGGCTACGACTGTGTGGCTGTGAGTGTGTTTTCAAAGTTCAGCACTCGTGCGGCAAGATTGTTCTGTGAACGATTCCGCCCAATGAGTCCGGTCATGCTGGTAGCAGGCGGACAAGGCCTTACTACTCCATATGGTAGCAAACGTTTTGGTGACTGGCTACGTGGTCAGCAACTGGTAGATCATGTGGGGTGGGGCGATGGCGAGATCATGTGGCAGCAATGGATGCACGGCAATTTTGATGTAGACGGCACAGATGATCGACCAACTGTGCAGATTGACGACATTGAATCATTGCCGCCAGCTGACTTTAGTCGACTGGATCCTTGGAAATACTTTTACAATCAAACAGCAGGCATTTACTTGACTGCTTCACGAGGCTGTGTGCGCCGTTGTACATTCTGCGATGTTCCACATCGTTGGCCCAAGTACAAGTATCGCACAGGTGTAAGCATGGCCAATGAAATGCTTCAGCACTGGAAAGAAACAGGAGTACAACTGTTTCAGTTTACTGACAGCGTGATCAACGGCAACCTAAAAGAATTTTACTCTCTTAACATAAACATTGCTAGACTGGCACAAGAAAATCCAGAGTTCAAGCCTACATGGCTCAGCCAGTTTAACATACGCAAGGCCAAAGACATGCCAGAAGAAATGTACGCCGCGATGGCAGCAGGTGGCTGTCGTATGTTGATTACAGGAGTTGAGCATGCCAGCTGGGCTGTGCGACAGCACATGGGCAAAGAATTTGACAACGATGATTTGGATCATCATATTCGCATGTGTGGTCGCTACGGCATACAAAACGTATTTTTAATGTTCATAGGTTACCCTACAGAAACGCCAGCAGATCACAAAGAACAACTGGACTTTCTAAAACGCTATCAAAAGTACATGCAGGCAGGTACCATAGCACTCATACGTTGGGGCTACACAGGTAGTATAGATCACGGCAGCAGACTGGAACTCAGCAACCTAGGACTTGAGCTGGTGCCTGAGTGGCCTGATTTGAATTTGAGTCATTTGGAAGATCAAGATCAGGACTGGGTTTACGGACGCAACTGGATCAACCTAAATAACCCAACATTAACACTAAAAGAACGCTTGCGCCGCCGTTTAGAGGTGCATGAGCTTAGTGCTAAACTAAACTATCCCATCACCAAAGGCACAGAAGAACTCAAGATCTTGAAGATTATAGCAGAGCAGATTATAGGCAAAGACCGCACCAAACCTCTATTGAAACTGGCACAAATTGACACAGAACACTGATATTTTAACCCCACTGACGCACGAGATAATTATGTTTACGTATTATGACATGGACTTTTCAAGGCAAAACAGTAGAGGAACTGCCCGATGATTGCATTGGGTTTGTCTACATGATCACTAATACTATCTCTGGCCGCAAGTACATAGGTAAAAAACTAGCAAAATTTTCTAAGACCACACTTAAAACAGTAAAGCTAAAAAACGGCACCAAAAAGAAAAAGAAAATCCGCTCCAAGATCGACAGTGATTGGCGCACCTATTATGGCTCAAGCCCGGAACTAACAAAAGATGTTGTTGCTCTGGGCACAGAAAACTTCACCAGAGAAATCCTCTTTATTTGTAAATCAAAAGCAGAATGCTCATACATCGAAGCCCGAGAACAATTCACACGCAAAGTGCTAGAATCAACAGACTACTATAACGGACACATTCAAGTTCGTGTACATGGCTCACACATAATCAACAAACTCTGACACTCAGTCTAGCAAGTTAAACAGTATTGGCTCGCACCGGCCTAACTCGGGTGCCCTAGACCTGGATCACGGATCACAGGGACGGAATTCTCTGCGCTGTACAGAGTACTCAATCACTACCCGAGAAGGATGTTGACTGGTTAAATGCCCCAGTTTGATTGTTTGAACAAAATGTTAAGGCTGAAAAGACGTGCAAGCGATTGCACACGCTCAGTGTATGTGTTAGCGTATGTATACTGATCCGCCGTTGTTATAAAGACGCAACTCGAGGTACCGGACAACCGCCTCTGTAATTGTTGTAACGCTAAGTGCTGTCAGAACTCAGATGAAGCTCTCTTTGCCCTGTGCGGGCAAAGTGTGACCATAGAATCTAGATGAAACTTACTATCGCTTCGCTCTCGTTATATTAATAGAAGAAAAATCATTGCTGAGCGATAGCGAAAGCAATAGACTTACGCAGTAAGTCTTGAATGGGTTAGAACATTGGCATACCTGACTTCTTGGTGTTCTCCAAGTTGTCTTTGATAATTTCTGAAATGATTTCGCGTTCTTCTCGACTGAGTATCATTGCGTCTTCGTAGGACAGACCTCCACGCATCCACCAACTAAAACGCAACGCTTCTTCTCTAATGGCTCGTGACTCTTTCTCGTAACCCTCGATCATACGAGAAATTGCGTCATTGTCTAATGTCAGGAGCCGGTTGCGAAAAAACTTGCGTAGTCAAATGTGATTGTGATAGTGAATGGCTTTTTGCATTCCATGCAACTGACAGGCACAGGCTTGACGTTGGCCTCTACTGCCATTTCTGTTAGACGTGTTTGAATCAATCGCACAATTTTGCTGTCTGTTTGTTCAAAGAACTCACGGATAAATGCTTCATCTGTTACTTCTTCTTCGCCCACAGTGATTGAGCTGGTGCTGGATACTAGGCCGTCAATATTCAGCTGATTGAGTCTAGTCATGCTTTCGCCAAACATCTTTTGCTTGACTTCAGGATCTGAGTCATCTGTGACAATGCTCATGATACGTTGTTCTTCAAAGCGCAGTTGATTGCTTTGGTTTACTGCAAAGTATCTTTGCGGTTTCAGTATGATTTTTAGATCATTGCTTTCAACAGGGATTGTAAAGTCTGGGCATTTCATGCCGTCGCTTACTGTGCGCAGGTCAATGGCATAGTCATTGCTTTCGTTGCAGTGCGGGCATTGTCCGCCAAAGTCCATGCGGTGCCCGTAGCTGGCAATGCGAATGGCAATCAGCACAGGATCCACGTCGATGCTGGGCATGTCCCATGCGTTCTTGATGTTTGGGCAACAGCTTTGTATCACACCCACAACACCGGAGCCGTTCAACAACGCATCAGGTGTGCGAAGCAAGATTTCGTCCTTTGTGGTCATTGGGTAGATGGGAATTTCCATGTTTTCGGGCATGTCCAACGAACCTTCTGGCCACCAGCGTCCTTCACTTGGCAATGCAAGATAAATTGCAGGCTGTCTAAAATGTTTTGCTAGCGGATTTGATGCAGGTGCTTTGACGGATTTAGTGTCCATATATTGATCCTATAAATATAATTGAGTACATGTGTATTTAACCGTAAAGAAATAACCCAAGAGAAAAATATGGCCGCTGAAGGACTAACACCCGAACAAGAAATGATGATGAAAGCCCTGTTTGAGGCTTTTGCTAAACTACGGGGATCAACAGACAGTGTAACTCAGTCACTTGAAACCATGAGCAAGGACACTGGCAAAACTGCGGCTCAGCTGGATAAAGAGTTACGAGACCTCAGTACAGATCTCAAGCAAAAAACCAAACCAGAATTTGGATCATTCTTCAAAACACTTGCGTCAGGCAAAAGCTCGTTTCAGAGCATGCAAAGTGAAATTGATAATCTCACTGCGGCTGCTAAAAAATCCAAAACAATAGACGAACAGAATCGACTGCTACAGACCCGAGACGCACTACAGGATTCAGAATCTAGGAATAGAGCACGGTCTGAAGCAGAAAATGCCACAGCAATTGGCACCAAGCAAATGGTTGGCATCTTGGCTAGTGGTGCTACATCAGCTGTTGGCGGACTGATCAAAGGACTACAAGCAGGATCATCGGGTACTCAACTTGCCACAGGCATGATGACAGCCGCTGTGGATGTTGCAGCCGGATCAGGCAAAGCACTGGGCGGAGTGATTGGTGGGGTGGGTAGTGCCATGTCTGGCATGGGCGGCAAAGCCAAGATTGTTGGTCTTGGATTGACAGTACTTGGTTCAGCAGTTGGCTTTGCATCTGAACAAGCAGGTAAACTGGCCAAGTTTGGTATTGAAGTACTAAGCAAAGAAGTAGAAAAAACAGTTGGTGCATTCAATACCATGAGTGCCAGCGGTGCAATCTTTGCCAACGGCATGCAAGGCATGCGTGATGCCAGTGCAGGTGCAGGACTCACAGTAGATCAATTTTCTAAAGTAGTCAGTGCAAACAGTGAACTGATTGGTGCTTCAGGTCTGGGTGTGGTAGAAGGTGCCAAGCAGATTGGACGAGTCGGTAAAGAACTACAAAAGAGTGGCGTTCAAACTCAGTTGTTGAAACTAGGCTATAGTTTTGAAGAGCAAGCGGCACTCACTGCTGAAACCATGGCCAACATGCGTAAAGCAGGTGGCGGTAAACTAGACGACAAAGAAGTTGCGGCTCAAACACAGAAGTACGCAGAAAATTTAAGACTCATTAGTTCTATAACTGGTGAGGATGCTAAAAAGAAAATGGCAGCAATACAGCAAGAAAATGCTGAGTTGGCATTCCAACAAAAAACTGCATCAATGACCAAAGAGCAACGTGCTCAACTCAATGCCGCAATGGCAACCATGACAGACCAGGAACGCAAAAACTTCCGTGATCGTATGGTGTTTGGTGAAGTTATCAACAAAGAAGGCGCAATTTACGAAGCCACAGTTGCTGGTGCAAGAGAAAAAGGTGAGGCAGCTGCCAAACTGGCTGAACAGGGTAACCTCACAGCCGCTACTAACTCAGACCTTAATGCACAGTATGGCGAACAAATCAAAGCCAGTATCTTGTCACAACAAGCTCTGGGTGTTGCTGCCTATTCAGGTGCAGAGTCTGTTAAAGGAGCCGCAGCCGCAATGGCACAAGCTCTTGATCAAGCCAACACCTATACAACCGAAGGTGTAGAGGCCGCTAAGAAAAACAACGAAGCCGCGGCAAAAACAACAGACGCATTGACCAACAGTGTGATTGATGCCGAAAAAGCCGCACAGAGCATGAAAATCAAACTGCAAGAAATGATGGATGTGCCTATTGCTAAGTTTGCTCAAGTAAGCAAACAAATGCTTGAAGCAGTGGCTGCACAGTTGGCTGAACTAGGACTGGGCAAGGGCAAGCCCGGAGAAAAACAAGGTCCGAGCACTTGGGACAGAGTTAAAACAGCAGGAGCGTCGGCACTTGAATGGGGTGCAACAGGTGCCACAGTAGGTGCCGCAGTAGGTGGCGGTATTGGATCCGTGCCTGCGGCAGTGATTGGTGGTATAGGTGGTGCAGTGGCAGGTGCATTGACTAATTGGTTCTCTGACAAGTCAGGCAAAGCTGTTGGTGGCATAGCAAGCGGACCTAAGAGTGGTTATATAGAAAAACTGCACGGTGAAGAAGCAGTTATACCCACAGTGGGCGGTAAAGTGCCGTTGGATGTGCGCATGCCTACATTAGATCCTGTAGCACTTGCACAAGCACAAAAAGATACTATTACACAAACATTGAACTCAGGGTTTGGTAGCATGGGTACTGATATGTCTGCAAATCTCAGCAAGTCGTTTGAAATGGTTAAACCTACTGCTGGTGCAACTGGTGGCGGCAATATGTCTAGCTCAGTGTCAGACATGCTGAACATGGTCAGTATGAACAGCAAGAACATTGAATCAATGTCTGCTGGCATGCGACAACCAGTCAACTTTGAAGCCACAGAATTTGGTAGCAAACTGTTTGATGACTTCCAGGTTGGATCCAAGCTAACAACCAGCACAATGCTGGCTGACCTTGACAAAACACGAAGTCTAAATCAATCAAACTTTGATGAACAATTTACTCAAACACGATCACTGTTTGGACAACAGTTAGACAACACTAGCAAACTTGCAAACGTACAACTGAACGGACTAAGCAAACAAAACCAGGCCCGCATGGAATCTCTGCAGGTAGAACGCTTGGCCCGCAAGAGCATGACTGACGAACAGTTTGCAGACTGGAAACGCAAGTCCACAGAAAAAGCAGGCACTGCCAAAGGCAAGTCAGCAGACAAGAAAAAAGACGAGCCAAACTTTTTAGAAAAAATGGGCCTAAACAGTGGCACAGCAGTGGGTGCAGCCATTGGCACCATGCTACTGCCTGGACTTGGTACAATACTTGGCGGCGGCATTGGCACACTGGTTGATAACGTTACAGCCAAAGATGACAAGAGCAAAGGTGTGCTAGGCGGACTGGTAGACTCAGCCAAAAATTTCTTTACTGGTGGCAACAACCAACCTGTCACAGGCAAGCAAACTGAAACATACACCATCAACGGCAAGCCTGCAAGCAAGGAACAGTTTGACAAGTACATGAAGGACAATCCTGAACTTGCACAGCTAATGGGCAAGGCACAAGGACTCAACAAAGACAACAACACCAAAGATCCTGTTAATGGTGCCATGGACAGCATTAAGAATGCTTTCTCAGACAAAGGCATCATTGGTGAGTTTGCTAGCAAAAATAAAGAAATGCTGGCAGGCGCTGGCGCAGGACTCATGGTTGGTGGCCCAATGGGCGCAGTGGTAGGCGGGCTTGCGGGTCAAGTGGCAGCAATGACGACAGATTTTGCAAAGTCAAAAATAGACAAACAAGAAGTCAAACCAGAAGATACAAAAGTTGTCAAGCAAGACAAGCCCCGAGCAGAGGCCAGTCCAGAAATGAAAACGCTAACAGACAACATGACTCAATTGGCCTTGATTAGTCAACAACAAGCAACCCAACAACGTGAAATGATAGATATTCTGGCTAGACATAAAGACATTGCCGAGCGTCATTATCAATCGAGTTTGTAATCTAGGGTTAAATATAACACACTAGGGAAACCCAATAATGTCATGGAAAAAATACTTTAAGGCGCCGACGCCGGCTAGCAACTTCAGTCCAATATCTGGAAGAGAGCAGCCTGTCAACCCCGATTTTAGAAATTACCAAAGCCAGTTGCCTGAAGTATACATTGGGCATCCAAACCGTGTAGAACGCTACAATCAGTACGAGCAGATGGACATGGACAGTGAGGTCAATGCCGCACTAGACATTCTTGCGGAGTTTTGTTCACAGCCAAATGAAGACAACGGCACACCGTTTGACATCAGTTTCAAAGAGCAGCCAACTGATAACGAAATTAAAATTATCAAAGAGCAGTTACAGCAGTGGGTGAGTCTAAACGAATTCAACAAGCGCATGTTCAAAATTGTGCGCAACACCTTGAAGTACGGCGATCAAATTTTCCTACGTGACCCAGAAACATTCAAACTGTTCTGGGTTGAGATGACCAAGGTTACCAAAGTTATTGTAAACGAAGCAGAAGGCAAAGAGCCTGAGCAGTATCTGCTTAAAGATCTAAACATCAACTTTCAAAATTTGACAGTGACCGCAGTTGCAGCCAGTGACACATATATGAATCACCCGCAAATGGGCGGCGCCAACGGCAGTTATGTACAGTCCAACACACCATTTGCAGGCGGCAGTCGTTTTGCTCATGCCAAAAATGAAAGCGCAATTGAAGCACAGCACATACTACACCTGAGCCTGACTGAAGGCTTAGATGTATACTGGCCATTTGGTATCAGTGTGCTGGAAAACATTTTCAAAGTGTTCAAGCAGAAAGAACTGCTGGAAGACGCTATCATTATCTATCGTGTGCAACGTGCTCCAGAACGCAGAATTTTCAAGATTGACGTGGGCAACATGCCCAGCCACATGGCCATGGCCTTTGTGGAACGTATTAAAAACGAAGTGCATCAACGCCGTATACCCACACAAACAGGTGGTGGTACCAACATGATGGATGCCACGTACAACCCACTCAGTACCAACGAAGACTACTTCTTTCCAACCACAGCAGATGGGCGTGGTTCCAGTGTAGAAACACTTGCAGGTGGCACAAACCTAGGTGAAATCACTGACTTGCGATTCTTCACCAACAAGTTGTTCCGTGGCCTGCGCATACCTTCCAGCTATTTGCCCACAGGACTAGATGACGGCACAGCCAGTTTTACCGACGGCAAAGTAGGCACAGCACTGATACAAGAATGGCGTTTCAACCAGTATTGCAAGCGACTGCAATCAGCAATGGCACACAAGCTGGACGAAGAATTCAAGTTGTTTATGAAGTGGCGTGGTGTCAACATTGACGGACAGTTGTTTGATCTTATCTTTACAGAGCCACAGAACTTTGCACAGTATCGTCAAGCAGACGTAGACACTGCACGTATTGCCACATTTACACAGCTGGAAGCATTGCCATACTTTAGCAAACGCTTTTTGTTAACTCGCTATCTAGGGCTTACAGAAGCCGAAATGGCAGAAAACGATCGCATGTGGGCAGAAGAACACGGCGAAGCAGAAAGCGCAGTGTCACAAGAAGGCGGTAGTGCATTGCGTAGCGTGGGTATCACACCAGGTGGTATCAGTGCAGACATTGACAGTCTAGCACCACCACCAGAAGGTGGCGAAGCTGGTGTCCCCGGTGCCCCTGGCGCAGAAGGAGCACCACCAGCAGGCGGAGCACCGGCAGCAACACCAGGAACTGCTAGCCCAGTGGGCAGTGCCTAAATTGTACATTTTGGGTAAATAACAATATGTATATAACAGAATTTTGGGCACAAGACCCTGCGGGCTACAGAGACGAAAAACAAGACAATTCGCCTCTTAAAATCTCTGACCTGCGCAAAACTAGACTTACACTTGGTCAGTTGAATCGTTTACGTATGATGAATGATGTACGTAAATTTGAGCACGACGGCAAGATGGAAGATCTTAAAAAACAATACTCTGCACCCGCTGCCGGCGAAGGCGCACCGGCCAGTCTCTAATTATCTTACAAAATTCTTCAAAAAACACCTATATTAGGTAGTTTTCTGCGCAGTTATGTAAATATCTTACAAGCTATATTACAAAGGAGTTCTCCAATGAACAAATACGAACAACTCATTGAATACATCATCAATGATGAACAAGACAAGGCGAAAGCCTTATTCCATACTATCGTGGTTGAGAAAAGCCGCGACATCTATGAGAACATCATGGATGAGGAAAACTATGAAGAAGGCGTCGGCGGTAACCAGGTACATGGTTTAGCTGACGAAGTCATGGCCGATGAAGAAGGCATGCATGAAGCTGAAGCTGATGACGAAATGTCTGATGAATTAAGTGGAGATGACATGGGCATGATGACATGGGCGGTGATGACATGGGCATG